CCGCCCAACAAACCTACACCCGCCTTGAGGGGGATCGTTATCAATACCTCGACCGCGCACGGGCTTGCTCTAAGCTGACCCTTCCATACGTCATGCCCGAGGAAGGCTTTGGTCCCCACAGCAGACTTGATACTCCCTTCAGTGGTGTTGGTTCCCGTGGTGTTAACAATCTTTCATCGAAGCTGCTCTTAGCTTTGCTTCCTCCGAATGCTCCCTTCTTTCGCCTCCAGGCCGACCAGCGTAAGCTAGCCGAAGAGGATACCCCACCGGAACTCTTGAGTGAGATTGAATCATCCCTGCAAGCCCTTGAGGGTTTGGTTATGGATGAGGTCAGCCTCGGAGCCTACCGTGTAACAATCCACGAAGCTCTCAAGCACTTGATCATCACGGGTAACGCCCTTCTTTATCTGCCGGACAGCGGAGGACTCCGTGTGTTTCACCTTGATAGATTTGTGGCAGAGAGAGATCCGATGGGAAATCTCCTTAAGGTTGCCACAAAAGAAACCCTAGCATTCTCTACGCTTCCTGAAGAAGTCCAAGCGGCTCTTGTCCAAGGAGACCCCAACCTCGATACCGCCGAAAGCAAGCTCGATCTCTACACCTCATGCTGCCTGATCAAAGGATCGTGGCATATACGCCAAGACGTTAATGGGGTGAACATTCCTGGTGCTGGTGGTAAGGTTCCCAAGGATCGCAATCCGTTCATACCCTTAAGACTTTCTAGGATTGACGGCGAGGCATACGGGCGTGGTTTCGTTGAGGAATACCTCGGTGACATCCAGAGTCTTGAAGCGTTGACCAGAGCGATTGTCGAAGGATCAGCCGCAGCAGCCAAGGTGTTATTCCTTGTGAACCCCAACGGGACCACACGCGCACGGACGCTGGCTGAAAGCCCCAACGGTGCGATTGTTCAAGGCAATGCAGCTGATGTTAACACTCTCCAGCTTGGTAAGTTCAACGACTTCCGCACGGCCCAAGTCACAGTCGAAGCCATCAAAGACCGTCTCGGTGGAGCATTCCTGCTTACATCCGGTGTGGTGCGACAAGCTGAACGTGTTACTGCCGAGGAGATCCGAATGCTTTCACAAGAGCTAGAGACTTCCCTTGGAGGGATGTATAGCCTCCTTGCCAGTGAGATGCAGTTGCCTTTAGTAAAACGAATCATGATGGTCATGCAAAAGAAGAAGACGCTTCCTAAACTTCCTAAAGATCTCGTGAAGCCTGTGATTGTTACAGGTGTAGAGGCTCTTGGTCGTGGTAACGATCTCTCTAAACTTGATCTCTTCCTTGCTGGTGCTGCCCAAGTGGTTGGCCCACAGGCTATTGGACAATTTGTTAATGTTGAAGATTATTTCAAAAGACGCGCTACCGCTCTCGGCATCAAGACTGACGGACTCATCAAGAGTTCTGAGCAGATGCAACAGGAAGCCCAGATGGCGCAAATGCAAGCTCTCAGTGAGAAGCTCGGCCCCGCTGGTATTAAAGCCTTGAATGATCAGGCGTTAGCGGGTAATATGCCGGAGGTTGAACCACCTGAATAGTAATGGAATCCGTAACATACAACGACCCGACTCCCGAGGAGAACATCTCTTTGGAACAGCAAGCTGCGATGCAAGAGGAAGCGCAAGAACAGCGTAACCAGCAACAGCCGCAACAACAACCCGAGGAAACCCCAACTGAAACACCGGAAACACCGGAACGCCCTGAGTGGCTCCCCGAGAAGTTCGATAGCCCCGAGTCTATGGCTGAAGCCTACGGACAACTGGAGAAACGCTTCCACGAAAACAACAACAACGAACAGTCCGAAGACAACTCGGAGGAGGCCGAAGCGACACCCGCAATGGGTGAGGTCGTGACAGCAGCTTCAGAGGAATACTACGAGAATGGGACGTTATCCGAATCCGCTTACCAGAGTCTTGAAGAAGCTGGATTGAGCAGGGATGTTGTTGATACATATGTCCAAGGTTTCGAGGCACTCCAAGCCCAACAAGAAGAGTCTCTTCAAGCGGAGATCGGAGGAAAAGATAACTACGAGGCTATGGCCGAATGGGCATCTACCGCTCTCACTGATCAAGAACAACAGGTCTACAACAACACCGTAGAGAGTGGAGACAGGGATGCCGCTGCGATGGCTATCCGAGGTCTCTATGCTCGCTATGTAGCTGACGGAGGAGATCCTGTAGCTCTTGTCCAAGGAGGCACTGCTGGCAGCGCATTGGCTGTTCCCTTTGGTTCTAGCTACGAGATGACTCAATCTATGTCTGACCCTCGTTATGAAAACGACGAAGGTTACCGTAAAAGTGTTGAAGCTCGCATTGCTGTCACCCCTTAACCTCAAAAAAATATGTCTAACATTATCACCTACATCCTAGAGAACTCTACAGAACTCCTCGGGATTGCTACCGCCATTGTTACAACCGCCAGTGCTATCGCTGCGTTAACACCTACACCCCGCGATGACACTTGGGTTGGCAAGGCGTATCGCATCGTTGACTGGCTTGCGCTGAACATCGGTCGCGCAAAGGACTAACATTTATAGCCGTGAAGCTGTCTCTGCTACTCATAAAACTACTTATCTCATTCCCAAAATTGGCAGAGGCACTTCGCGGTCTTTTAGACAGCTATGAAGAAGAGTTATATCGTCGCCGTCATAGCGACATGCGTGATGTTATTGATGACTGGATGCGCTCCGACTCTTCGTCCGACAAAGCTCCCTTACTTTTTAGAGAAGCTAAAGCAACATCAATTCAGTCCCGAAGAGAAGAGGACACTGGGGGAGATACTTCACTACATCAACGACCTAGAGAACAATGCCCAGAAAACGAAAAGGATTGTCCCTTAGAAAAGAACACAAGTCCGAAAAAGGAGGACTGACTGAGAAAGGGAGAAAATACTACAACCAAAAGACCGGTAGTAATCTTAAGAGACCGCAACCAAAGGGAGGCCCAAGGAAGCGGTCTTTTTGTGCGCGTATGTCAGGCGTTAAAGGGCCGATGAAAGACGCTAAAGGTCGCCCCACCAGGAAAGCCTTGGCACTGAGACGATGGAAATGCTGATAACTTTTAACCAATAACAAAAGAAATGCCCAAAGTAGGAAAGAAGAAATACCCGTATACCGCCGCAGGAAAGAAATCAGCAAAGAAAGCCGCCAAGAAAAAAGGCTTGAGGATTATGTCAAAACCTAAGTCTAAAGGTTACTAAAGAATATTGTTAAAATGAAAGGCGTAGCTCATTACAAAAAAGACGGAACGGTATACAAAGGACCGTCTCACAAGATGAAAAATGGAGAACTTCATACTGGAAAATCTCACACCTCAAAGAGTGAAAAACTTTTTCATCTAAAAGAACTTAGTGCTTCTAGCAAGAAAGTGGCGAAAAGAAGTGGACTGTCCATTAAGAAGAAGAGGAATTGAAATAACAAATAACTTTTAGTTAGAAGTATGGCCAAGATCTGTCCAAAAGGAATCGCATGGGCAAAGCGCACGTTCGACAAGTATCCGAGTGCTTACGCCAACATGGCGGCCTCAAAGTATTGCAAAGACCCCAACTACGGTAAAGGCAAGAAGAAGAAGTCGAAGTTAACAATCAAAAAGAACAAGAACCGTGGGTGAGCTAGCTAACTGGAGAAAACAGAAGTGGGTCCGTATCGGAACTGACGGTAAAATTAAAGGCGAATGCGGAACCTCAAAGAACAAAAAGAACCCAGACCGATGTCTTCCATTATCGAAAGCGAGATCCCTCAGCATCCCTCAACGTGCGGCTACGGCGAAGAAAAAGAAACGCGCAGGCGCAAAAGGGAAGCAATTTGTTGCGAACACCCCGAGTGCCCGTGTGACACGGAAGAAGCAGAGCTAGGGGACATCGTTCAAATATACTTTTTAGACCACGCGCAAGACAGCGAAGATGGTCCCATTTTATGCACCGTCTATGGTTGTGTTATCGACCAAGGCGATCATTACATCACAGTCGCTTCGTGGCAAACCCACAAAGATGACTGTGAAGAGACAACTTTCACCATTGTTACAAGCTGCATTACTAGCTTGGTGGTGTTAAAACAACAAACGTCATCATAACGATAGACTCCGTAACGAGGCCGAAGATGCGACCCACCGAGGTGGACAATCAATAACTCTGAACCCGACCACTGGATACATCTGATTGAGGACACCCTTAAACCAAAAACAAAAATAGAAACCATACATTATGGCTAACGGAAATACCACTGCGTCCCGCTTGGGACAAGTCAACGCCACTGGCGGCACTGACGAATTGTTCTTGAAGGTGTTCTCAGGAGAAATCCTGACCACCTTTGAAGAGATGAACGTGATGAAGGGTCTTCATACGATCCGCACCATCGCGAACGGAAAGTCTGCTCAGTTCCCTGTAACTGGAATTGCGACGGCTAAATACCACACTGCTGGAGAAAACATTGCTGACGCTGGAAACAGCTATCTTAGCACTGTTAAACACGCTGAGAGAGTCATCTCGATTGATGATGTTCTCCTTGCGTCCTCATTCATCGCTAACATTGATGAGCTTAAGAACCACTACGATGTCCGTAGCATTTACGCTAAGGAACTCGGTAAGGCTCTTGCCAAGCGTTTCGATCTGGCAACTATGAAGACTCTCGTTGCTGCTGCTCGTTCTACTTCCGAAATCGGAGGAAACAACGGAATCGGAATCGACGGAGGTGTTGCAGGTTCATTTAGTGCTACTGTCATCCAAGAGAAGCTCTTTGAAGCTGCTCAGAAGTTGGATGAGAACGACATCCCGAATGATGGACAGCGTTACGCTATCTTGAAGCCCGCTGATTACTACAAGCTTCTCCAGTCTGGCGAAGAGGTAATCAACCGTGACTTCGGTGGTCGTGGTGACGTTGCTACTGGATCGCTTCCAATGGTTGCGGGCATTCGCATCTTCAAGTCCAACCACCTTGCTGACGTTGCAACAGACCTTTCTAGCACTACCACTGGAGACGGTTCTACGTCTGTCAAAAACGATGTATTCGGAGGAAACGGATCAGGCTACAACGGTGACCTGTCCAAGACCTTCATCATCGGTGGACACCCATCGGCTATCGGAACCGTCAAGCTGCTTGACCTTGCGACCGAGAGTGATTACAAACTTGAGCTTCAAGGAACCCTGTTCGTTGCTAAGTATGCGATGGGCCACGGTGTTCTTCGTCCAGAGGCTTCGTTTGAAATCCGGGACGACTCCTAATCCCACATCAAGGTTTTCATCCCTGTCCCCTTCGGGGGATGGGGGTGTTACCTTCCCTTTCCTTTTTCTTTTATAACAACAACAACTATGGCTACCCTGACTTCTGAACTTAATGCGGTTAACACCATGCTGGGATACATCGCGGAATCTCCTGTTAACTCCATTGCAGATACAACTGCCCTGCCACCGTCAGCGGCATTAGCTAAAGGTATTCTTGATGAAGTCTCTCGTGAGGTTCAACAAGAAGGGTGGCATTTCAACACAGCTAAGGACTACAAACTAACGGCCAACTCATCCAACGAGATTGTGTTACCGGATAATGTCCTGCAAGTAGACTCTGTTGATAACCAACACGATGTAGTTCAACGAGGAACCAAACTGTTCAATCGTAAGGATTACACAACGACTTTCACCATTGATGAGATCAAGGTAGACATCACCTTCCTTCTCGACTTCACTGAGCTTCCCGAACAGGCTCGCCGTTACATAACACTCAAGGCATCCCGTATGTTCTCCAACAGGATTGTTGGTTCGCGAGAGATTGAAGCACTTATCTATCGGGACGAGATCATGGCTAAATCAGCTATGGAAGAAGCCGAAGGAACCAACTCAGACCGCACCATCTTTGACAACTTCGACGCCGCGAGTCGCATCGGGATTAACCGTAGAACTGACCTTGCGTAACCACTAACATGGCTAACATAACCACATCCGTCCCTAACCTGATTCAAGGAGTAAGCCAACAGTCTCCTCGGGTCAGGATTCCTGGTCAATGCGAGGATCAGCTTAATGCTTTTCCTACGGTCACCAAGGGACTCACCAAGCGTCCACCAGCGCGGCTCATCAAGAAGCTGACCGATGCGAACGTCTTCAACAAAGGAGACATGATTCATTTCATCGAACGCAGTGCGACCGAACGGTATGTGGTTGTTATTGAACACAGGAGTCAGAGCGACCGACAAGGTGTTCTTAGGGCTTTCAATGTGGACACCGGAGCGGAGGCAACGATTGAGGGTGTTACTGGTGGTTATAACATCAATAACAATTACCTTACGATACCCACAGCTTCCGACTCCCACAAGCTGCTTAAGGCTCGCACCCTTGGAGACAGCACGTTCATCCTTAACACTACTAAGACTGTTGCGAAAGGCACGGAAAAGTCCGAAGCTCTCGACAAGTCCCGCGCTTTGGTGTTCATCAAGCAAGGTGACTATGGTAAGAAGTATGGTCTTAAGTTCCGTGAAGTGGGACGTTTCAACTCTGACGGCGCGACCTTTAATGTTACTTGGGAAATTGAAAGAGAACGAGGTTCCAAAGGCGGGACATTTTATCGTTATCGGATCGCGTCCGTTTCAGTTAATAATGGAGGATCGGGTTACAACGTGAACGACACTCCCACCTTAGATTTTGACGGTGTAAGCTGGATTGACCGCCCTGAGATTGTCACAACGGTAACACTAGCGGACGCTGCTGATGAAAATAGCGGAGTGATTACAGACGTTGACGTAATCCATAAAGGAGTCACGGAAGAGTATAGGTTTGACGAGTTGCCAACTTTTCCCTCTTTTGTTAGGTCTTCACCTCCTTATGAGGAAGTATTCATAACCACGTTAACCGCCTCGTCCGTATCGGTGAAAGAAAGGGCGGTTGACTCAACAAACATTGCTTTTGAGTTGCAAAAGGCCTTAACTAATTCAACCATAGGATCTTTTGCCGACGGAGGATCCGGATTAAGAGGGACGAGTGAGTCAGTCGCCACGCAATACTCATTCACAGCCAAGGACGGCTCAATCATCATCCAACGCAAGGACGGCAGGGACTTCTTTGTTGAAGCCTTCGACGGTCTTAACGGATCTGGATTAGGATTAGTCCACAAAGAAGTTGATGCACTCAGTGACCTTCCGGTTCGCGCACCTGATGGATTCCGTGTGGCAGTCCGAGGTGAATCTGATGCTAACGAGGATGATTACTACCTTAGATTTGAGGCTAACGATGGACAAGCATTTGGAGAAGGTGGATGGGTTGAAGACGTAGGCCCAGACCTTGAAGTCGCCTTTGACGTTAACACCCTTCCTTTACAACTGGTCAACACTGCTCCTGACACTTTCACACTCAGCACTACCGCATGGGGAAGACGAGAAGCTGGCGACGATGAGACCAACCCGTTCCCTTCCTTTGTCGGAAAGACGATCAACAACATGGTTTTCTTCAAGAACCGCTTTGGGTTCATCTTCCAGGATGTCATCGTGTTGTCTGAGGCTGCTGAACTGTTCAACTTCTTTAGGACCACCGTAAGGACGCTTCTGGATACCGCTCCGATTGACATAACATCTGCCACCGCTAACGTGACTGACCTCCGCAGTAGTGTAGCATTCCAAGAGAATTTGTTATTGTTTGGTAACCGTGGTCAGTTCGTCTTGAAAGGCGACCCGTTGACCAACGACACGGTAACACTCAATGCCATCACGAACTACAACTCGGACACCACCTCAGACCCGCTTGCAGTAGGATCGTATGTTTACTTTCCATATGAGCGTGGAGAGTTCCTTGGAGTCCAAGAGTATAGCCTTAACGCCACCACGGATGTCTATGACTCCGATGAGATCACCACACAGATCCCTGCGTATATTCCTAAAGGGGATGTGTTATTTTCTGCTGGGACATCTTCAGAGGAACTCTTGGCGTTCGCTACAGGAGGCACGGACATCTACCTTTACAAATACTTCTTTAATGGGCGAGAGAAAGTCCTGAGTTCATGGGGCAAGCTAACGATGCCATTTGACGTCATTGGGATGCACTTCATGAAGAGTTCGTTGTTCTGTGTAGGCGACAAGGCCGGACAGTCAGTGATCTCTGAGGTTAAGTTTGAAGAGCTACGCTTGGAGAGCGACACCACAGGAGGCTTTACGATTCACCTTGATCTCCTCAAGAAGCACACCTTCACGCAGAGTGTTGTTACTGACGCAGTGGACATCACCATCGACCTCGGGTTCGTCCCAGAGAGTGGAGATGTAGTTGAGGTGTATGACTTGGATGGAAGGAAACTGAACATTGTTTCAATTAACAACAACACCGCCACCATCCAAGGTTTCTACAAGACATGCTTCTCTGGTCTTAAATACAACATGGAATGCACCTTGAGTGAGCCGGTGTTCAAGCAAGGAAACCCTCCGACATCCTCGGGCCTCGCTCGGTTGATCCTTCGGAATGGCACGTTGTTCTTTTCGGATGCTTCATCGTTCCAAATCGAGGTAACACCACGCGCCCGTGACAAGAGAGTTTATTCGTATAGTCCCTTAAACATCAACGTCGATGCGCTGGGGTCACGAGCTTCCGAGGAAGGTAAGTTTAGGTTTTCCATCTATACAGCAGCACCTGAGTCTGTTATTAAGATTGTAAACTCAAGTGCCTTTACCGCCAACTTCCAGTCCTGTGAATACGAAGCCAACGTCCACACCCGTTCAACTAGAATATAAAAACGTCTACATCCGTTCTGCACTCCCAAGTGACATCGAGGACGTAGGCGATAACATGCGGGAGATAGACAAGCTGGAGTGTTTGTTAAGCTCGGG